ATAAACAAAAATAAAAAATATTACATATCAAAACTGACGTAAATTAATACGTCAATTAGGATATCTAATACTAGTTAGACATATAGGTCAACATTCAGCTTTTCTTTCAGAATGTTTTTTATTGTCTTGTATTCATCCCAAGAAATATCGAGATATTCCAAGTATTCACTAAAGCTACTTTTGGCAGCGTCCTTTGTTAATCGGTAAAGTAGTTTTTGCATCTTTTTGGTTATGTCTAACTCGCGGTTCAAGTCAGATGCTAACCCAGCCTCTAACTGTGTATTTTTCTCTGTCATTTCATCACCTCGTTAATTCAATAGCAGTGGGGTTAGCACTGCTTAACCTAAGTAGTTAGATACTATGCCGCTAAGTCCGCGTTTATCGGCCTGTAACATTCATACTCGTTTTTGTATTGCTCGCAAAGTTCGCCAAATTTAACCGATAAATATCCATTCTGTGCCGATTTTGTTACTTTTTCAAAATCAGAATGAGGAAAACGTAACGTAATACAAAACTTCTTATTAGAGTCAATGAAGATTATTGGCGCAATGAGTGTAACTTCTACCCCTTCATCAGCTCTACATACCTGCATTGGGCAACAGAAATTAAAAGTATTCCCAGCTAATAAATCCAAAACCTTTTTGTTTCTATATAAATAAACACCTAAATCTGGTCTCATTTTACGCCTCCACACAAAAATTAGACTCAAGCACATTGTAAATTGCTTCGTGTGCATTATTGGCTTTAGCTAAATGTGGGTCGTTTTGTTCAGCTAAGCCCATGCAATACATTTCAAGTGCGCCATCAATCACTTCTAATTGTTCAGCAGTTAAAGTTAAAGTAATAACTTTTTGCGAATCTTCATTTTTTACCATGTAGCCCATAATCATCTCCGCCACTAAAAAGGTGTGGCAACCTATAATTCATCGTTAAAAGTTAGCGTATCTAACTTCTGCATCAACAGCGACAAGTACCCAGCCGATTATCATGCAAAACCATTGGCTTTGTGGGTACTTGCGCGTTATGCGAGTAGTTATGCGTCATCTCTGTATGGGTATTCCTCAATTATCGGAGTACCAAAACAACATGGCGGCCTTTTTGGGTATCCTTGTTCGCCTTTCTTTATTTCATGCCAGATCATGCTTTTGCATGGATCAACATACCAACATTCCCACCGACCACCACGCCAACGCCTGTACCATTTAAACTGCTCTAGTGTATTTAAGTAAACAAAAACACCAAAACAAACAGCACCAACAAAAAGCAAGATTACAGATATAAACCCTAAAACTTCTAAAATACTACTCATAACAACCCCACACAGTGTGCCGCATAACTCTATATTCAAGCGGATAAAACCCCATGCGGCCAGTGTAAATCTGCTATCTTTGGGTTTTACCGCTTAATATGTTGTTAGACCTTTATATTCGCGGCCTGAAAACCACAATAGCAACTGGGAAGGGCGCACTTGCGTCTGCACCTTCAAACTTAACACGCCCTTTTGGGTATCTTATGTCGGAAGCCTTTATTGCGTATCTATGCCACCATTCTGTATCAACTCTTGCTGGCACAAAACACACAACTAACGCGCCATTATTCAAAGCCTCGTCATGTGCTTTTTTCATCCACTTACCAATCTCGCGGCCATAAGGTGGATTCATAAAAACACGCTCATCTTGCCAACTTTTTGATAAACCGTCTTCTATGGGTGTGTAAAACTTCTTACATTTAGCTGTTGCAGGTAAGCAACAAGGGTCAAGTGTAAAACCAAACTCTAAATTTAAGTAGTCAAACCATTTTTGCGGTGTTGCCCAAGTCATATCATCACTACTTGTCATCACTCGCATAATATGTGCTTTTTTGTCACACAGGTCTAACTCTGCATTCAAGTCCGATGCAACCCCAAGCGGTTGCTGTGTTTTTTCGTCTGTCATATAATCACCATCGTTAATCAAGTTTTGTTGTGGGGCTGCACGGCTTAATGCAGGTAGTTAGATGTTTATACGTCTAACCCAATATCACGCAATACGCCATACTCCATTTTTAGTCTGTCAATTGAACTTTCTTTGTTATTAACCCAGTTGCCGTCTTTATCAACAATATCAGTTAGCGGCGAATACTCAGGACTTATATTAAAACGCAGGTGGGCAGGGTCAACAACAGCGATGCCAAAGCTACCATGTTGTAATCCGCGTCTATACGATTTCTCAGAAATACGCGCCATTAACTTGATAAGTTTTTGTTTTATATCATCATCCAAAAAATTAAACTCATTTGGCTCTAAACCATCTGCTATCGAAAACTCTGTAAAATGTTCAAATTTCTCGCTCATGTTATAAATACTCCACACATCTAACTCGCGTTCAAACCGACAAACACCTAGCCGATTTTGACGTAAAACAATTGCCGCTTTAGGTGTTTGCGGCTTAACTTTTAGTTAGGTTTCAATCTTTTTCCATTTTGTTGATAGATTATTGACCATCTTTACAACTGCATTCCATTCCTGTTTATGAAGTCTATCAAACACTTTTCCTCGCGGAACAATCTTTTTATATGCCTTGTCTTTTTTGTTAGCCCATGCTCTTGAATCGCCATAAGCTAGAGATTTTCTTGTAAAAACACTAATTTCACTGCATATCACATCATAGTAACTGTTTCTTTTTTTCATACCACACCTCAAAAAATATACAACTCAAAATAAAGGTTTAACGCCATGTTGCGATAACTTGCACGAGTGACAGGGTTTTTATTATTCTGCCATTCGTAAAAGTATCGGGCTAGTTTTTGTTGGTCATTTTCTTTCATGTAAAACTCCACAACCTAACTCACGCTTCAACAGCGACACCACCCCAGCCACTGTCTAAGCATTAAAAATATAAATGATTCATTCGCTAGGCTTATACCGTGTGGGGTGGCGCACGTTAAGCTAGTAGTTAGGCATCAATGTAAGCGTTTTAACTCATTCGCTGAACAAGCTGCGCCAGCTCTGAACATAGAATTTTTACTTGCGTCTTTTACATGCTTTATGTATCTATCTGCATCAATAAAAGCGCATTCTCTTGATTTGCACCACATCTCCCAAGCGTTTATGACAGCTAAACATTGATAAGTCCAAGAGCCGTCATTATAAATATTTTTAGCTAATGAAATATCTGCACCGTAAATTTCTTGGCATAAAGCCTCAAATCTATGGTCAACTAAAATCAATGTATTACCGTTTACAATAGCCATAAGTTATTCCTCGTTTATCTTAAAAATATGCCTAACTCCTGCATCAACAGCGACAAGTACCCGACCAATTACGGTTCACTTTTCTACGCTTCTGAGGTAATCTTATCTGCATAGTTTCTTGTGGGTACTTGCGCGTTATGCGCCTAGTTAGATGTTTTTAGTTAAATCAAAGATTCTACGCATTAAATCATTATTAAACACCATGCCTTCAAGCGCATAAAAAACAACACTTTTTTGATAATTACCAAAAAGTGATTTTTTATAAACTTGTGTTTTAACATCAATTTCTTTAGGCAGATTCTTTTTTAACCATTCCTCTGTTTTGACAAAGTTTGTTGTTTGGTGAACATACTCAGTGCGCTCATCAGTTTCAACAAATTTCCCATCTAAATCACCGCCAACAAATAAAAACTTTTTCATAGTCATCTCCAATCTCATCGCTACTCTTAAACACATCTAACTAATCACTCAACAAGGACAACAACCCAAACATTTACTATACTTTTCTATGTTTTTGGCATAGTCTAAGTTGCTTATGCTGTTGTGGTTGTTGCCTGTTAGTTTGGTAGTTATGCGTCATTCGGTTAATAAAAAGCCCACGTCTCAGGTGGGCTGTTGATTAAGCGGTTTGCTGCAAAGGCAAAGCCATTTGTACACGCTGCGTTAATAAAGTTCGGTCTTGTCGTAAAAACTCTTTTTCGCGGTCACGTTGTTGACTTAAAAACAAACTTGCATCAACTTCTAGTGCTTTTAATACGGTGACAGCTTGGTCATACATGGTTGCTGGCAGTTTAGCAGCCACCTCGCCATTGCTTAATGCGCGAATGTGTCGCCATGCCCAATGTTCCCAAGAACCCTTAAAATGAAAGCTGTCTGCAATGTCGTTTACCATCACGCGCAAGTTGTGATATTGCGTAGGGGTGATGGTTTCGATAGATGCCTTTTGGGTGGGCAAGGTGTAACTGCCTGTTTTGCGAATAGAGGGTAAGACTTCGTTAAATACCCAATCTTGAAAATGTTTAGCTTCGGGTTTGTTGCTGCGAAAAATAACACGGTATAAGTTGGGTTCGTTGATGAATACAAAGTCTTGGTTTCCGCCATTTGAAGGGGTGGAAAGTTTTTCCACTCCTTTTTCATCTAACCCGAACTTGCTTGTTGCACGATTATCTAAATCAAGAACGGCACAAACATCACGCAAACAAAACCAAGGTTCACCATTAATAACTTGAACACGAACATCAAAGGATTGTTGAAATTAAAAGACAGAAATAGCTTGAGATTGATTAGCCATGATTGGCACTCCTAGTTATGAGATTTTCCTCGTTTTCTAAGCGAGGGTGGGCAGATGTAGAAAACACGTAACTAGCCGTGCGCCTATGCCTCACGACATAAGCCATCTGCCCATAACTGGAGCAAACCAAAATACAGGCAAAAAAATACCACATTGACATGGTGGGGGTCGCTGGTTATAAGGGTGTTTTCTAAGCACCTGCCAACATCATAGTATCAACCTTTGTTTTCGTCAACTAAAAGCTATGACCACGCATCTCATGGCCATAGGTTTTAGCCCTCAAGTGAGGGCATCAATCATCGTGAGCATAAGCACCATCATCTTCAAACGGCTCATCGTCTAAAGGATCAGGCTTATATTCATCTTCGTGGCAAACAATCATTTAAAGCTCCAATAAAAAAGCCTCACTAGGAGGCATGTAACGCTTTGCGTAAATAAGGGTCTAGGTCGTTTTGTTTTAACAACCATTGCTTGTAGTCGTATGGCAGCTCTTTAATCGCCATGCCTTTATATTTTCCAAACGACATCACCTTTGGCATTTTTTGCTCTTCGGTGTATTCAACTTGCTCAATCGCTTTTTTGAGGTATGGATCAATATTGCCCTCTGTTAGAAGCCATTGAGCGTAACTATAAGGAATATCCTTAATTTCACTGCCTTTGTGTTCACCAAAAGTCATTACTTTTGGCAAGCGTGCCATTTCGCTAAACTGATACAACTCTTCAAAGGTGGTTGCCTGTGTTTTTGGCAACATGATTTTAAGAAGGTGATAGGTCATCCATACGTCATCTAAAGCACTATGCGCGTGTTGTGCGTGGTCGATTGCATAAGGCAAGTCAAGCGCGTAAAGCATCGCTGTTAGTTTATGGCTATCAATTTCGGGATAGAGATAACGTGCCATGGCTAAGGTGCAAATGCGTTTTGGTTCGGGCTGTTCGCCACACGCTTGAATCACTTCACAATCAAAATCAATGTTATGACCAATTAAGTATTCGACATTTGGCAATTCAAAAGCGGTATATGGGTCGCGCCCTGCAACATCTTCATTAGTAATGTGATGCGTGGCCATTGCGCCAAATTTAATCGGCTTTTGTGGATCGAATAACTGGCGATATTCAAAAACTTTATCAAACGGTGAATAAGGGTTGCGATGAATATAAGGCACTTCAAAAAGCTTGCTTATATTGATGTAAGCCACTTCGACAGGGACAGGCTCTTTTAAGCCTGTTGTTTCTGTGTCCAGAATGGCTGCTTTAATTTTGATATGTTCCATATCTGTTCCAAAAAAGAAAACCACGCACTAGGCGTGGTTGTGGGTTAGGCTGCTTGGGTGATGTCGTTTAAGCAATCTTGGTAAATATTGCTTAAATAGTCGTAATGAGTCGGACTGATTACACCTAAATACTCGGCAACTCTATAAGTCCATGTTTGGTTAAGCTGCTCTTCGGTAGTTGCCATTTGCAAGATATTGGCAATTTCATCAATACGCTCTTGAGGCAAAGGCTGCAACTCAACTTTGCGCTTATCGTATGCGCGTTTAATGGACTCTTTGTCTTTATCGCTTAACCCTTCGCTTGGTATTGTTGCGGCCACGTCTTTAAGGGTTTGCAAGTTAATTGCATTGGTAATAGAGCGCAATAGGGCGATAACATCTACTTTAACAGGCTCAGCCACGGTGGGAGGCTCAATAGGTTCAGGCTTGCTTTCAGCCACTGGATCAGTGACAGGATCAGGCACTTTGCTTGGTGCATTTTTGTCAAAATACCGTCCTGTATTCTTATCCAATTCAACATCAAGACTTTTAGCTGCATAGGCAAAAGCTTGGCGCATTTCGGTGAAAAATCGGTGTTCTTTGTCGATTTTGCCAATTAAATCGTTTAAGTCGTTGGCATCTTCACAAGTAGAACATTCATTTTTCCAGTTTTCCAAGTCATCCAAATGCTGCAATTCTTTAACTTGTGCATCGGTCAGGCTGTTAATGTGATCTTTGCTTTGCTGTAGTAAATCAGCTAAGAAAGTGGGGTTAACAGCTAAGTCGGGCAATTCAACATCACCTAAGCCGCCTGAGTTTTTGGCGTGATAACTGGGGCTTGGTCTAAAGTTTAACATCCGTATTGAGCCGCCTTTTTCACCACCAGTATTGGTTAAATACCCCATGATGTCTGCTTGGCGATATAGCTCATTACGGTTTTTACCGCCCACATCTGGGCGAATAATAATGTCATCACCTTTTTTATCTTCGGCAGCATGAGCCAAAATAATTACGTCTTTGCCATAACTGCGAATACGCGCAATCCAGTTTTTAAACAGGTCGTTGGCAATGCCTTGGGCTTTTAACTTCAAAGAACCGTCTCTTTGGCGGTTGTCTTTGTTTTCAGCCAAGTGCGATTTAATACAATCAATGGCGCGGCCAGCGGTGTCAATGATGATTGATTTGTAATCCTCAACATCTGACGGCTCGATGTTGGCAACATCAAGCCAATGCTCAACAGGGACGGTAGCACCACGGCGCATTTTGCCTGCGCGGTGTGCGCCAGTGTCAAAGTCAAACAAAATGGAGTCGTCAGCAGTAAACGCTAACGATGTTTTGCCTAAGCCAGCATCACCATAGATATAGGCAATTAATGCCTTAACGCGCATCACTTGAGATGCTTTGATAACAGTTTTAAGAGCCATGATTATTTACCGCCTAATTCTTTTTCGGTTTGTTTAACGTGTTTTTGGATTTCTAAATCACGTTGTTTACGAGTTTTACCCGACACGCCTGCATAGTGTGCCGTGGTCGTTTGTTGTTGCTGTTGAGACATGATTAACCCCTAAGCCGCTAAACGCGCATAAGCGCGTAGTAAGCCAACTTCTGCAATCAATTGTTCGTGAACGCTATGAGCATCATCACCACTGGCATAAAAGCAAAAGGTGATACCGTAAAGAGAGCCTTTGATTTTGCCTAAAAAGCCATATTTGGTTTTAGCAAGTTCCATGACATCACCTCGCTAGCGTTGGATCATGGCGATCAATTTCTAACGACCAATCAGGCAATGATTCGGATTGTTCTTTTTGCAGAGTTGTGAGATTGATGCGTACTGGCAACTCTTGACCGTGGACTGGTTGCACAATAAAGTCGCCCCCAAAATTTGCTGCAACTCGTGCCTTGTTCTCGGCCTCAATGTTCTCTGCAAAAAGAGCTTTGATTTTTTGCTCTTGTTTAGCAATTACGGCATCTTTATTGATGCAATAATCGTGTTGACGTTTTGCGACATAAGCAAAAATTAATAAGGTTGTTAAAAAATTAACAACAATAAGCACTTTTAAAATTGTTTCTAACATGATTAAATTTCCTTGTCGGTTGACCACAAAAATAAAAGCCCTTGTTATGAGTCAGATAACAGGGGCTTTTTTGTGGGTGTTGTTATTAGCGACGACGTGGTGGTAAGCCACACATTGCACGAAATTCATCGTCATCAAGCTGACGATTAGGCTTAGAACGATGCTCAATTTCGGCTTGAGCGGCTGCTTTTTGACGTGCAATTTGACTTGCTGCTAATTCTTGATTGCGCTTGTCTTGAGTAGTGACACGCATAATTTCACCTCTTTAGGTTGACCACAAAAACGGCTGACCACTCCTGAGCAAAATCCCTGTTGAGCAAATGGCCATGCGTTTTTAAAGTCTCGGTTTCAGTGCCTCAGCTCAGATTCCCATCATTTAGTTTGCTTTTGGCTGACTTATTCGCAGTGTTAGTGCTAGTCATTTACTGTGTTGCCGCATACGCCCAACAAAGCTTGGTTTGTCCTGAATTTCAGGTCGGTTGACATTTAGTTTTCAGGTCGCACCGCTTTAGACCTTAGCTCGTTTAGGCTCGGAGTAGAGTTACTTTGCTTTCGCTTTGTATGTTAATATATTAACATACAAACAAAATAACGCAATAGGTTTGACAAAAATAATTGAATAAATTAACATAAAAACATCTAAGGGGGCTATATGAATTATCAAACTATTGACGCCAAAGAATTGACGCAAAAAGCTGTTGAAAAACACGGCTCACAATATTCTGTTGCAAAGGTGACAGGTGTCAATCATGCGTTAATATCAAAAATGATTAACGGCGAATTAACAAACCCAACGCTAAAAACAATTAATAAATTGTTGGAATGTTTACAATGATTTTATCAGATTGGTTTTGGTTATTTTTTGGCATAGCTGTTGGTTTTATTTTTGTAGCTGCAATGCTACACGGTGCAAATAATTAGCAACGGTGGCAGCTCATCACCGCTAATACGAAATGCTCTAGTGAGTTTATCCATTAAAGCAAAGTAGTTGAATGAGTTAGGCGAGGTTTAAAGAGCCTTTTTAGCAGTCGCTCCCACTGTGCCGATTCGGGAGAACAACCAACTAAGCATTCATTTTCTGTTTTCATAATTTTTTGGGATTTGAGTGTTTAGTTGGTTGTTGTGGGACTGGTTGGATAGGCGTGTTGAAGATGATTCGCACAGAAACTCGGTTCGATTCCGAGACAACAACAAATTTAAAACTGTCGAAATCGACAGAATTAAAACTGGTGGAATTACACCAAATTAACAAAGGTGAATTTTGATGAATCCAATTATCCCTACTGTGGGTCGTGTTGTTTATTTTACCCCTTCAATGTCTGTAGCCATTCCTGTTTCGACAGATGGTGGTGTTTGTGCTGCATTAGTTACGGCTGTTCATAATGAAAATTGTGTCAATTTAGCTGTGTTTGATGCAAACGGCAATCACCATGCCTTTTGCTCTGTAAATCATATAAGTGTTGTACCAACTACTGTCGATGGTATTTCCGATGAACATACTTGGGACTGGATGCCGTACCAAAAAGGCCAAGCGGCTAAGACTGAGCAACTTGAAGCTAAATTGGGTGATGCTCATCAAAAACCAAGCCTAGCTTATTGCCAGCAAACAGGCTCTTTGTGTAATGCCGAAGATTTGGCCATTGAAAAAGAAATCAAAGCCAAAGGTCTTATTTATCCTCGTGTTGAAGTGGCTCATATCGATGAACTAATGAAAAAAGTTCGTTATGACTGCCATATTGTTGATGGCACAACCACCACAGTCATCACCGCTATTTTACCAATCACTGACCATATTAATTTTACTGTTGCAACTGAAATTATGGCCTGTGTTGATCCGCGTAATTTTAATAAAGAGCTGGGGGAAAAACACGGCATTACTAAGGCGGCAAATGCTGCTCGTAATAAATTGTGGGAATTGGAAGGTTATTACTTGGCTCGTCAATTAGAGCAAGACATGGCTTTAGATGCAGCTATTGCAAGTGGTGAATTAGAGATTGTTGGTGTTGAGGCATTAGGTGAAACAACACCACAACAGCGTGTTTTATTAGAAAAACATGATCTTGATGAAAAAATTGAAAAACTCTCAGCTTTTTTATCTAAACCAAAACCTGATTTTGTTAGCGAAGCGCAATGGGGTTTGATGTCTGTTCAGATTAATCACATGAAACACTATCAAGAAGTTTTGCGTGATCGTCTTATTGATTTTGGTGTTATCGCAGAAGAATCAAGCCCACACAACACGATTAATTCCTAAATTTAGGCAACAAAAAAGGCCGTGTATCAGACGGCCTTAATTGTCGTAACGCTCAAAGAGCATCACCAGAACTGGATTAATTATTATGCAAAAAGAAAAAGTAGTCAAGCAAGGCGGAGTGTCAGCGAGTAAAAAACTATCTCGCTTGCTTGATGTTTTGGAATATATCGCTAAGCAAAACGGCAGAAAAGTCGGCACTTTTGAGATTCAAGGCTTTTTAGCGAGCAAAGGCATCAGCTTGGATGTTCGCACGATTCAGCGTGATTTGAACTTACTGCAAGACCATTTTTACAGAATCAAGGGCGACGATTGCAGCCCTCAAGGCTGGTTCTTTGCCAAAGACAAAGAAAGCCAGTTTGTCGCTGAATTATTAAAAGAGGTGGCTTAAATATGGAACGTAAACGCCTACAAAACCTTGCCTTACGCAAAGTGAAGCGCGAAGAACTGAATCAACCATGCGTTGAATGTGGCCACAAAGAAATCGTTTTGGATTACACGCAACAAGACATTACTAGAGTTTGCAAAAGCGAGCCATGTAAGCACGTTGATGTTGTTGTGGTGGAGGGTGTATGAGTCAGTCTTATCCGTGGTTTAAATTTTCTCATGTTGAGTATTTGTTAGACCCAATGATTACAAGTTTATCGTTGGCTGCTCAAGGTGCTAATACTCGTTTAATGGCTTATGCAGCGCGTCAATTACCATTTGGCACATTGCCCAATGACGATAAAACATTGATTGCCATGAGTGGTGCAAAGAGCGCGAAACAATGGCAAAAAATCTATGCTGAGTTAATGGGTGTCGTTTGGTTTTTAGGTGATGATGGCCGTTTGTATTGCCCATTGATGAATGTTGAATCTACACCACAAGCTAAACAAGACGATAACCAAGACAATGACCGCCCCTTAACCGATGCAGAACGTGCAAAGCGTTACCGTGATAGCAAAAAGAGCCGTGACGAAAATAACCAAGCGTCACACGACCGTCACGACAGCGTCACGAAAGAAAGTGACGACCGTCACGAAGCGTCACACGACCGTCACGAAGCTAACGTGACGCAACGTGACGATTCCGTGACGATTGGGGGGATAAAGGGGGGAGATTTAGATTTAGATTTAAATAAAGATTTAGATTTAGATCAAGAGTTTAACTCTCAAACTAAAACGCGCGAGGCCGAAAAAAAATCGTCACGTTTTTTTGATGACGAATTGCGACCTGACGTAAACGCTTTAAATGCAAAACTTGGTGCAAACCTAGTAACCGAAGAATTTATTACTCAAAACCTGTTTGCGTTTAACTCTCATTATGAAACTAAATGCTTAACTGAAAACCAACGATTAGCAAAATGGATTAACTGGTTTAAGAGCGAAGAAGCTAAGAAGCAAGCCCAAACTATTCAACGGCCTAAGCAAGCCACTTCAAAAACTTGGCAGTCCAAAGAAGACGAGCGTAAGGCGTTTAACAAGGCGGCTATGGATGAGTTTGTAAACGGTTGCAGTGGCTCTAATATCATTGATGGAGAAGCACGTCATGTTATCTAACGACAAACAGCAATTTGCTGAATTGCTTAATAGCACAGCCGATTTTTACGGCAAAAAATTAAGCGCAATGCACCTAGAGAGATATTTTAAAACGCTCGCTCATTACCCCATAAACGCAATTGAGCTTGCCATTCAGGCGCATGATGCAGACGCAGAACGTGGCCGTTTTATGCCCTTACCAGCCGATTTAATCGGTCACTTAGAAAAAATGCGCTTTGATGACCGCCCCAGTGCTGAGGAGGCATGGTCAACCGCAGTACAGGCTGTTGATGAACGTGTAACCGTGGTATGGACAGAGGAAACAAAATTAGCGTGGGATGCTTGTGCAAGCGAGCTTATGGCGATTGGTGACAAGTTTAATGCAAGCCGTGGCTTTATTGCTAAGTACAACGATTTAGTATCACTAGCTAGATTGCAGGGTAAGCCTGTTGTTTGGTTGGTTGCCCAAGGTTATGACAAAGACTTACGCGAGCAAGCCATTCGTGATGCTCATAAAGCTAAAAAAATCACCACAGAATACGCAAAGATTTTATTGCCCTATCACAAAGCCGAAGAAGGCGCATTAGCGGCGATTGAAAGCAATGTTGCCTTGATGATTGAAAACAAGGGCGCAACCGCTAATCACAAACAATTATCACGCTTGGATGAACTTAAAAAGGCAGGTGAGATTCACCAACAGCGCATAGCAGCCTTGAAAAATGCCATTGGCGACAAAGAGCCTAAAAAACAAAACTCGCCCCGTGATTGCTTGGCTATTTTTGAAAAAGCAGAAGCTTTAAGCGTGTTTTACGACAATTCTGACAAAAAACATTGGTTAGAAGTTGCAGGAAATGGCGGAAATATGAATGAGTTGCAGCAGCGCATTTTAGCTAAGCGTAGTCAACGAGGTGCGGCATGAAAAGAAAATTAACAGGCCGTCAAACACCTATTTTACAGGTTAACGACTTGGTTGCTGATACCGCAATTTTATTGCAGCGTGTTGGGGTGATTGATATATGCGAGCAGGCACTAGATAACGCAATACACGCTGTTATTGAGGCTCAAGACTTGGTCACTCATGCTGCGACTTTGTATATGAACCGCAAGCAAAACGGATTAATCACTTTTGAGCAGCTTATGGCTGGTTTGGTTAAGGGGGCATGATAGATGCTTAAACCTTCAAAGACGCATTTTCTACGTTATGACGCACAAACATACGAAACACAGGGTTTTATTGATCTGTGCGGTATTCCTTTGAAAATGCACAACGACACAACAAAAGATCAGCGTTTTGCTAAAGAGCCAAGATTTTGGCAGGTAACAGCTAAGGCGATTACACAAAACGAAGATGCTACCGAAAAAAGAACAACGTTTTTTAAGTTTGTCACAGATACCAAAATAACACTTGGTGAGCTATCAATTGTTGTTAATGACCACATTGGCAAAGACAATGACTTTTTGCCTGACTGCGTGTCAGTCATGGTGTGTGCGCGTGTTATGACTGAGGGTGGGGTATGAACTCACCTGAGTTTGAGTTATTGCAAAACAATTTTGTTAAGTGTCAAAACTGCAAGCACTTAACAAAAGAGGGATTGTGTTCGGCACTAGACAGGGTTCGTCCTATGGTGAACGCATTACGGCACTGTGCCGCGTTTTCAGCACTAGGGTATAGCAAACCACTGGTTGATGAACGTCCGCTTGATAGTGATGAGCTAAACGATGCCTACAGCCGAGTAGCTAAGCCTTTTTCTATCATTTGAGAGATTGCAAAGTGTGTGACTTAGACAAAGAAAGTTTTTGCGCTGTTGGCAAAGAGTTACACCTAGACCGTGAGTCAGTTCTTATGTGTTTTGAAAATGCAGCAGAAAAAACAAAGCATTTATTGCGTATTTAAAAAAGTTTTAGAGAAGTTTGAGGGCAAGAAAAATGTTAACCCTTGAAAGCGTTTTAGAGATTGAAGCACAAGAGCTAAGTATTAATCGAAGTGCGTTACTTCTTAATGTTCAGCCTTGTGTCTTGTCAAAGTTTATCAATGACAACAAGATTTTTTGGAGAGGCAAAGGAATTGCTTTTGCAAAATCTGTAGGCAACGGCATAAGACAAAGCACAAGCAAAAAGCTTATTCGCGGCAGGGCAGATCAGGCAAGTGTAAAGCAATTAGCCTTGGCATACGCCAATAACAACAAGTTGGTAAACGTAGCAAAAGTAGCAAGAGACTACGCAATACCAAGAACGACATTAGTTAAGCGATTAAAGCGCATGACATTAGATCAGGCTTTAATTAGTCCAAAAGACAAAGGTTATAAGCGAAAATTAACAAATAAGCAGATTGTTGAATGTGAAAAATTGGGTTTGTCGATTAATCGCAGTGCAGCATTGCTTGAGATTAATTACAAGACTTTGTACAGGCGCATAAAAAAGCTTGGCCTAAATTGGAGAGGCCAAGGTAAGCAGATAGGTGGTAGTAAATGACGTTAATGTGTGGCGATAGATGGTTAGAGACTGGCAGTCCATTTGCAGAGGGTGATATGAGCGAATCACAAATTGAATGGCTAAAAGCCGAAAATGCGCGTTTAACAAAACAAGTTGAACAGTTGATGAAAGATGTTCGCCGTATCGACAGTGCGCGTCAGGCGGCTGTTAGTCAGTGTGCAGTGATGGCTGAGGAGGTAGAGCGATTAAACGATGAGGCTAAAGCGTTAAGAGTAGCACTAAGCGAGGTGCATGATGATTAAAAATAAAAACTTCAAAAGAGATGACTGGACAGACGGGCTTAGTACGATGTCAGCAAATGCTTTGAAAAATCATGGATTTACTTCTAGGCAAGAAGTAATTGATGCTTTTAACGAAAATCTTATTTATATAAAACAAAACGGTAGTGGTAGTACAGTTTATTCACTTGGCAGGATTGGTATAGTTGAAGTTAGAATGTGGCTCGGAGTTGGGTTATTACCAAATAAAAAAGAGAAAAATAATAATAATTTTGAAATTATAAAGGATTACGCAATTTGGCAAGCAATCACCGACTTAGAAAGCCGTTGCCGTCATCGTTCAAGTGGTTTGCAAATTGAGATTGAAGATAAAGAGCATGAGCCTGTTGTTCAAGCTGCTTTGCTGGTTTTGGCCGAGTGTGGTGTTGATGTTGTGAGAGATGCGAAGTTTCCAAACATAAAGATTAATTACGATAGAAGCAAGAATAAGTTTTTTGGGAGAGCGTGATGAACGAATATAACTTGCCGATTTGGTATGTAAGGGTTTTTGAAATTATTTGTGATTATCAACAAGCAGAAAATGAGGAAGCAAATTGTATTTCTGGCGTATTGATTGGGTATTTAAAGGCTCTTGTTGATGCAGGGACTATCACAGAAAAACAGTCTTGCAATATTTTCTATCTTTTGATGGTGGCATGATGAAACACATCGAATCAGCACATCAGGCGCAAGTCGTTGAATGGTCAAGATGGGCATTTAAGGCTAATCCAGCGCGTTATCCGCATCTTGAGATGCTTCATTGTTCGCTAAACGGCGTAAAACTATCAGGCACTCAAGCAAAAATAGCCAAAGGACAGGGAATGTTGTCGGGCGTTCCTGATTTGTTTTTGCCTGTGCCAAAAAATGGTTTTCATGGGCTTTTTATCGAGATGAAAAGCGAAAAAGGCAGAGTGACTGAAAATCAACATTGGTTTTTAACGAATGCCGACAGTCTTGGCTATAAAACAGTAGTTTGTTATAGCGCAAAAGAAGCAATAAGCGCGATTCAAGCGTATTACGATGAAGAAACGATAAAAAGGTACTACTCAGGATTTACCGTGCCTTAAAACGCAAAATAAAGCCTATAGCGAGTGCTGTTGTGAATCACATTAAATTAATTCTCATTGGTGTTTGTATTTTTGGCTTGATTGCATTATTTGTTGATTATTTTTGTATATAGACTACTCTTAATTAAAAAATAAGGGTGGCGGTTATGGCGTTCGAGGGTGTAAGTATTGATATAATGCACAATGTTTTAATAGTCACAAGCGGACTAACTCAGCGGATTTTATTGCAAAAAAGTCTTAAATTTGCAAATAATCAAGAACTAGATGTTTTTGTAAAAGAGTTAGAAAAAGGCATGGTTTGATAATGATGTTAAAAGTCTTGTTATAAATTCGGCAACGTCTGCAATGAATGGGATTTAAATATGCTTAAACTTTTATTAGTGCGTGAGATTAAAAACGAAAAACAGACGCATGGCAGGCTGTTTAAAATTGGCAAAGATGATAAGCGCGAGTTTCTTTGTTATACGCTTGAAGATAAAGAAAGAGACGTTAAAATTAAGGGACAAACAGCAATACCAACAGGCAAATACACTGTAATCGTGACTATGTCGCCACAATTCAAAAAAGAACTGCCTTTAATTTTGAATGTGCCTAATTTTAGCGGTGTGCGTTTTCACGGTGGCAACAATGAAAACGACAGCGAGGGATGCCCTTTGCTCGGCATGGTTCGCCATAGCAACGCAATTTCTAATTGTGCGCCAGCCGTTGCGTTAGTAACTAAAATGATTAAAGAAGCGAAAGAAGCGCGATTAACTATTGTCTAATTCATGTCAGTGAACGGATGCCCTTTTTATGCCGCATTGAGCGGCTTTTTTATTTGTCTTATTTTTTTTGTATGTTATATTTGAAACAAAAACAATCTGTTAGGTTGATTATTATGAAATATCAAATTGCTAGATTAAAGGAAGCCTCAACTTGGGCAGGTATTGGCCTTATCTTAACAGCTATTACGCCAGTATTGCCTTTGGCTTATGCAACGCCTGTCGGTGCATTAATTGGTGTATGTGGTGGCATTGCGTATATCTTGCGCGAGGGCAAGACAGATGCAAAATAATTTAGCCGATTCACAACAACATTTTGAGGGGGTGAGTGTGGCAGTTGCTAAAGCCTCTCCACCAATAGCTGTAAGCGGTTTAACGCTTGCTGGTGTTCAGTTGCAAGATTGGCTAATCATGGCTACTCTGCTATATACGGTAATACAAATAATTATTGCATTGCCAAAACTTAAACAGTCTTTAAAAGAGTGGCGCAACAAATGAAATATTTGCCAGCTTATACTATAATCTCATTTGTTTTGTTTCCTTTTTTGCTTTTATATTTTTTTATTAAAATTTTGGGGTAATTATGCAATTTCAAAAAGGTAATAAATTTTGGCTTGCTCGGTCATCACATGGCCGCAATCCGATTTTTAGTGATCCTGAGCAATTGCGTAATGCTTGTTATGAGTATTTTGAGTGGGTTGAAAACAATCCGCTTTATGAGGAGAAAATATTTCATGCTCAAGGAATTATCACGAAAGATACTGTAACAAAAATGAGAGCAATGACTATTAGTGGCCTTTGTTTATTTTTAGATATTTGCGAAAATACTTGGACAAATTATAAAAAACAGCCCGATTTTTTGAGTATCACACTAGAAGTTGAGAAAGTAATTTACAATCAGAAGTTTGCAGGGGCGTCAGCCGACTTGTTAAACGCTAATATTATCGCTCGTGAATTAGGTTTGGCAGATAAACAACAAAACGAACACACAGGAGTTGACGGAAAACCAATTGCCCATTCTGTCGAAATCAAAGTTACATTTGATGATTAACGCGCAATTCCCAACTAAGACAAAGTTTTTATTTAAGCCATGCCGCTATAAAGTTTTGTTTGGAGGCAGGGGGTCGGGTAAGTCGTGGGCAATGGCTAGAGCGTTATTATTGCTTGCTACTCAGAAAACATTGCGCGTCTTGTGTGTCCGTGAAGTTCAAAACTCAATCGCTGAATCTGTCCATAAATTACTAAGCCAACAAATAGAAACATTAGGCTTACAACAATTCTTTGAGATTCAAAATACAACAATCTTTAGCCGCATTAATGGCAGTGAATTTATCTTTGAGGGCATTAAGCATAATGTCACTAAGATTAAATCAATGGAGGGTATTGATGTTTGCTGGGCTGAGGAAGCCGAGGCCATTAGTGATATGTCATGGGATGTTTTAATTCCGACAATTAGAAAATCAGGCTCAGAGATTTGGATTAGTTTTAACCCTAAATTTGAAGATGATCCGACTTATCAGCGATTCGTTTTTAATCCGCCAACTAATAGCGCGGTGGTTAAAATGAATTGGACGGACAATAAATATATTAGTCCTGAATTGATTGCAGAAAAAGACGACTTAAAAGCGCGTGACTATGATAAATATTTGTGGGTTTGGGAGGGTCACTGTCTCAAAGTTTTAGACGGTGCGGTTTATAAGGATGAGATGCGTAAAATGCGAGAAGATGGGCGCATTACTAACGTACCTTACGAATCAAGCAAGCCAGTTTACACGTTTTGGGATTTGGGTTTTGGTGACAGTACCGCTATTTGGTTTGTTCAAATGGTTGCTGGCCAATACCGCGTTATTGATTATTTAGAAGATAACCGCAAAGCAATTGATTTTTATGTAAGACAAATACAGTCCAGGCCATACGTTTACGATAGGAATTTTTTACCCCATGACGGTAATCATGCTAATTTAGCGACAGGTAAAACAATGCGCGAGATTGTTGAGGGTTACGGATTAAAGGTTGAGATAACTCCGCAAATTGGCATTGATAACGGCATTAATGCGACTAGAATGGCTATGGCTAATTGCTGGATAGATGAGCAAAAGTGCAAAGAGGGCATAAAAGCCTTAGAGTATTATCATTATGAGCAAGACAAAAACGGAAACCGAAAAAACAGTCCTGCTCACGATTGGTCAAGCCATGGCTGTGATGCTTTTCGTTATATGGCTGTTGCGTTTAAAGAAACAGTTGCACCAAAACCATATAAGCGACAAAATTATGGTGGTCATGGGTGGATGGGGTGAATTATGGGCAGTTTAAGAGATTTTCTAATTGATGTGGGCCGCAATGCTTACGGTTTAGGAGAAAATGTTGCATCTTTAGGTAGTGCGGCAATCGCTGAACCTGTTGCTGGTTATGCTGCAATGTTTGACCCTATCAACGGTGCGCAGGCAATTCGTGAGGGTATGACATATCAACCAAGAACCGAAGCAGGGCGAATGTATCAACAAGGTGCTGCTCAAGCTGTTGGCAAAGCGGTAAAACCTGTCATGCCTGTTATTGATACTTGGCAAAAAGGCGTTGATATTGCAGGGCGTTACAGTCCGACATTAGGCGCATTGATGCAAACAGCACCAACAGCTTTGGGTGTTGCATTAGGTGCAAAACCGACATTGCAAGCAGGGCGGCAAGCAAGCAATACATTAGGGGCAATGCAAGCGCGAATGATTGCCAATGCTAACGCACCTAAAACGCTAAATACTGGTTTTATGGGGCAGCGTGGCAGTGTTGGCACTCAAAGACCATTAACCGAATTTGAACAAGCGCATCTTATCGCACAGCGAAACGCGGCATTACCTGTTAGTCAGGGTGGTTTAGGTTTAGCACCTGATAATACCGCGATGGATAGAGCTAGGGCAATGGGGTTTGATGTTGATAATCCTGTTTATCATGGCACAGGTGCGAATTTTGACGCATTCGACCCTAATTTATTAAAAGAAACATCACAATACATGAAAGGTATTTTCACGACTGACAAGCCCGATATTGCAAGTAATTACGGTGATACTGTTTATCCATTGGTTCAAAAACAAGGCTACACACTGAAAGACAAGCGTTTAGACAAATCAAGAGGAATAACCCCAAAACAAATTGATACTATTAGAGATAAAGAAAAAAGTATATTTGTAACAAACAATCCCCAAAACATACGCTCACGATTTGCAGCATTTGACCCAATGAAAAAAGAATCTTCTAACCTTTTAGCAACATCAGCCGCTATTGCGCCAACAGCAACAATGGCAGCGTATTTATACAATCAAGAACGCAACAAAGGCGGCAAACAATGAACGA